TCTCAAATCATCTGCAATATCATACAGAGTTGCCATCTCTTTGCCTTCACTTTGTCTTAGTCCACGACCAATAGACTGTAGATTTCTTACTCTACTCTTACTAGGTGATGCAAATATAATATTGTGTAAATTTCTAATATTAATACCTGTACTAAAGGTGCCAAAACTGGCCACAACGATAGCATCTTTTTCTTTCTCCATGATTTTACGGACTTCTTCTCGGTCATCCGTTTCAACATTACCATGTATGAAAAAGACCTTACGGCCATTCGCTTTTTCTTGTATTAGATTATACAGGACTTTGCCATGTTTTTCAACCATTTGATACAGAACCAGTGTATTCGTACCTAAACTAATTGCAAGATTTCTAATAAAACGGTTTCTGTTTTCGGATGTGATAAGATATTGTAGTTCTTCAGGATAACTACAATCTTTCATTTCTTCTGCAATTGCATCTGGATGTTTCAGAATCAAACATTTAATTTGAAAATCTGATAGTTGTTTACTATCAATTAATTTTTTGGTTGTTGTAACTTGTTCCACTGGTCCAAAAAGGCCTTCTAGTACCAGTTTGTGTGTCTTTGTTCCGTCCAAAGTACCAGTTAGGCCAATACGATACTTGGTGTTGACTGCCGCAGTCATGATGGTTGTCAAAGATTGTGATTTAAATAAATGTGCTTCATCACCAATCACATAGTCAAACTGTTCAAAGTAATTTTCCGGCATCGTATATAATGATTGCCATGTGGAGATAAACAACTTCTTATCAGATACTTTATCTTTGCCTTGATAAATTCTGTGTACATTATCCAATACATCAAATCCATTGTGTGAAGAATAATCCACAAAATCGGAGAATAATTGTTCAACCAAAGATGTTGTTGGAACAATAATCAATCCTTTTAGGTCTTGAAAGTCCAACAACTGTCTAAACAACAAGTAGATGATTAATGATTTGCCTGAGGCTGTTGGTGACAACAATAATGCTCTGCGATTCTGCATTGCATGAATGAAAGCATTCTGTTGATGTTCTCTAGGTGCAATAGGTTTGTCCTGAGAGTGCAGGTTTAAAGATTCTGCGAACTTGTTAAAGTGATATACTGAGTATTCGTCCTGTGTCTCCAGGCCGTTCCATTCTATTACATACTCACGCTCTTCAGCAAACTGTTTCAGATAGTCTACAAGACCAAGGTATAATTGAGAAGTTTGTAGGTTGTATAATCTTATTTTGCCGTCCCAGATTTTGTTTCTGAATGCTGGAACGAATTGATAACCAGGAACAAAGAATGTAAAGAACTCTGATAGTTCTCTTGCAATATGTTTTTCGCAAATTAATTTTGCGTAAACTTCATCCTTTTTAATTACACTGATATCTGACATAATTATTGACCGTTAACAAACTTTTCCCATGATATAAAATCTCTAAGTTGCCATGTTCTTTGTTTCAATTCAGCCATCACCGATTCAATAACTGATATAACTTCTTCATGGTATACTTTCTTTTCCAACAGTTTAATTAAATCACCGTCAGCTTCTAAGTATGTAGTTATGTCGGATTTGAGGGCAAATTGAAATGGTTCCCAACCATATTGGTCAAGTTCATCTTTAGACATTTTACCAGTAAAATATTCCCATTTGACCTTACGCATACGCAGGTAATCAAAGTGAGCCTTTTTGGATGCGATTTTATGTTTGGTTAGAATATTCAAATACTTACTATGCAACATAGGTATTCGTAATAGTTCTTTACTTGGTTCTGTTTGATCCATAACAGAATCTGTTTCCCAATATTTCAATACTTGTTCAAGATTTTCCATAATTTATGTAGTGGCAATAAAATTACATTATAAAGGTTTTCGTGTTAAAAGTCAAGTAAGCATGTCATAAGAATAAGATTCGTACCTGAATGTGGCATTGACTGTAACCAAATTATCCGCTGACAATGTGGTATCAAAATTAATATCACTCATTGTTAATGGAAATACATTTTTATAATGAATTCTTAAAATTGGATTATTCAATGCCGAAAGAACCGTTAAAGTGGCGTCAGAGAAGTGTTTATTTTTTTGTAACTCTTTATCATGGTCACGCTTTTCAAACCCATTTGGATCGGCGATAGAAGTAAACCATAGATAAAGATTTTTCCATGTAGCCAATTCTTCATCTACAAGAAAACTAACACTCAATGGAGAGTATGATAGTTTGGTGCCTGGTGAATACATGTCCAGAAACGGTGTTGCTCTTGAAACTTCACCCAAAGATACTCCTGGTAAGTTTACACTTTGACAGAAATATTGTACTGTGTTGATTCTGTCAAATATCAACAAGAACTTGGTAGGTTGTAACGGGTTAGTATTCTGTGGGTTTCTATTTAATGCAGTCATTTTAACTCCTCTCTATTATTTAGGAACCAAAAAAAAGGACCTCCGAAGAGGTCCTTTAAATGTCACTCTTAACGGTGACTTCTTGATTACATCAAGTTGCGTACTTGGAAAATACGGTAGTAGACATTTGAACGAGCATTCAATGCACCGTTGCCAGTTGTCAAACCTGTTGCAAATGGGTTTGCAACCATGCCGTAACGAGTCTTGAAACCAATCTTTGGTTGGAATGTGAACTGGTCAACTGCACGAACCATTTGTAGAGGAACATATGGACAGTAGAAAATACCAGCGTCATAAGGAGAAGAACCCTTATAACCGATTGTAACCAATTCTTGGTTAGATGTGTAACCACCGAAGTATGGGTCGATATAGACCTTGATACGGCCATGTAACAAACCAGCGAATGTGTTGCCTGTATCGTCAACTTGCAAGTCAGCTTGTAGAGCAGGTGTGTATTGCAACACGCCAGCCATTGCCATAGCAGAAGCAACATCAGATGATACAATCATCACATTGCCTTTACCTCTACGAGTTTGTTTTGCAATAACGTTTGCATCACGCTCGATTTGGAAAATCAAACCTTTGAAACGCTCAACAGACCAACGGCCGTTAGAGTCAGTGTCTAAGTCGAATGTACCAGCAGTTGTAACACCGTATTGAGCACCAGCAACAGCAGTTGTGTAGATAGTACGGATAACTTCACGGTTGATTTCAGCCAAAATTTCTGTAGAAAGAATGTTTGACAATTCTGTTTCTGCGTCCAAACCATGAACTGCTTTCAAGTCTTGTGCAAGTTCTAGTGAGTATTCAGCTTTCAATGCACGGCTTTGAGCAGTTACAGTAACTTTCTCAATGCTGAATGCCATTTGATTGAACATACCAGTAGAAGTATCTGCACCCAAACCTTCAGCAACTGAAGTTGTCATTGCAATACCAGTTGAGTAGTGGTTAGCAACTAGGTCTGCACCTGCGTTGGTAACGATATCTGTTGCATTGTTACCTTGGAAACCGTATGGGTTACCAGATGAACCAGCGCCAGAGAAGATTGTGTTTGCTTCGTTGAAGAATGCTTCGTTTGCATTAGCTGTTGCACCAGACATTGCATTGTAACGAGCACGCATTGCAAAGATAAGACCAGTAGGTCCTGTCATTGGCTGAACGCCAGCAACATCATATGCAATCAAGTTTGGAAGAGCACGGCGAACCAAGCTAATCAAAATTGGGTCATAGTTTGCAACACCAGAACCAGTAACGTTGGTTGGTGCAGCAGAGTATGTTGTTTCGTTCAACTGCTGTGCAGATTCTTGCATAGCTTGTTGTTGGTTTTCCAAAACAAGTGCTGTAACGGCTTTCTTGTATGGGTCTTTGATGGATTCAAGTTCTGGATGTTCCAAAACTGGAGCCCATTTCTTTTGTAGTTCTTCTGTTAGATACATGAGTTTTCTCCTTGTAAGTATCTTTTATTGGTAATTTTTATTTATTTTACCAAGGTTTTAGAGATTGTTTGTGCGTACTGAGCAATTGCAGGATCAGAGGATACAGATTGTTTCTTATCTTCTTCAACTACGATTTCCTCATTTAGAGCAGAACTGTCCGCAGATTTAACGGCTGTTTCGAAATAAGATTCTCTTATCGCAACAACTTTGTCTGCAAATTCTTCTTCGGTAGTAAACTCAATACTCTCTGCGAGTGATTTCATTTTCTCTACTTGTGTCTGCGTTAGGCCTTCACATACTGCATGTATAGCCTCAATTTTTTTGTGTTCGTTTAATTCTTTTTTAAGTTGAATTGCTGAATTGATTTGTTCGTTTAATGAATCTTCCAATTCTTCAACTCTTGTTGTCAATTCTTCAACAACATCCACTTTTTCTTCTGGAATGTCAATGTAGTGTTCAACAAACAAGTCGTGTAGACCTTTGATGAAATCTTCTACGATTTCTGCACGTAGGCCTTTTTCGATTGCCAATGCATTTTCTTTCATCCATTCTTCGGCCATGTAGTTCATGTAGTCATCAACTTTAGATGCCAAATCTTCTTTAACTTCTTCAACAGCTTCTTCGAACTGTGCGAACAATTCTTCTTGGATGTCTTCCACGATTGCTTCTGTACGAGCAATAACTGCTGATTCAAAAATTGTAGATGCCTTTGTGACAAATTCTTCTGAAAGATTTTCGCCAGAAAGAAGAGCATTGATATCTTGTTCGATATCTTCTTTCATCTTTTGTTTCTTCATTGCAGCTTTAATCATTGCTTTGTCTTGAGCAGCATCTTCATGACCTTCTTTTTCTTCAGCAACAACTTCTTCATCTTTTACTTCTTCTTCAGCATAAGACTGGAATGTTGCACCTGGGTTTGAAGCCATAGTTTGTTTTGCCAATTTAGCTTTGATGCGGTCACGAATAGAACCGTAGTCAGTCGCTGGGTCTTGTGCAGTTGCAACTAAGTCAGAACGACCTTTAGATTGTTGGTCTGCATCACCGGACAACTTTGTAGTTGGTTGTGAACCAACTGGTGGTGTTGCACCTGGTGGTGTTGCTGATGGCACACCTTTTGTGTAGTCTGGATTTGCATCATCTTTTTGTTCTGGTGCATCACCAACTTTGCCAACATCCTTTTGTCCTGTAACAACAGATGTAGGTAGTTTTTGTGGTTTATCTTGGCCACCTTTTTTAGCTGCAACATTGCCTGATAGGATGTCTTTAGCGGCTTCGGTCAGATTAAATTTTCCCATTTTGAAAATCTCCTTGATTTTATATTGGATATTTATAATTAAAGTTTTTTGACAAATGATTCCCAAATGCGTAGACTTACTTGTTCAATTTCTTTACGAGAAGCTTGCTTGATTGTTTGCTTCGCTTCTTCAAATTGATATTCAGTCCATACGCCGTTGACCATCACCCATTCTTTGCCTTCCATAATGCCTTGCACAAAAGCACCAGGCGCTGAAGGGTCAGCTACGATATCTGCCGCTGTGGCTAGATGAAAGTCTCCTTGAACGACATTGATGCCGTTTTCCATTTTAAGAGAACCCATACCTCTAGATGATACACCTAGTTGTGCGCCACCTTCGATAAGATTTCTTGCAATGTTACCCATAGGGGTTTCAAGAATTTTTGCTTTGCCTATCCAAGCATTTCCCTCTTGGCGTAAACCCACAATTAAGTGAGACACACGGTCAAGATTAATGGATGGGGTGTCTGGATGTCCCAGTTCACCAAAGGCACGATTTTTGGAAATGTATTCTTCGCTGTAACGGTTAACTTCATTACGCATTGTTTCTTCTTTGTACATGCGTTTGTTTTTGTTAACTGCTTCTGCTACTAGGAACGGACCTTCAATGAAAAGAGTTTTCTTTCCATCTTTTTCTTCCGTTAAATACTGTACCGATTCGGTAAGTTCTCTAATAAGTTTCATTCTTTTTCCTTAAGGACGAATGTTATATGGTGCATAGTTAAATGCAGCTGGATCGTTGAATTGGCCACGCTGATATTGTTCATTATCTTTACGCAATTCTAAAATCATTGTGTAACTATCGTTTGCTGCCATACCTCTAGTTGTAACAGCAATATCACCTTTGCAACCCGATGTGCCTTTTGCATTGTTTGGAATTGTTACCCAGTTGCCAGCAGAATCATATTCTCCGTTACCATTCATTACAAATATAGGCATTGGTGTTGCTGCGTTCCAATAAAGTGTTACATCACCACCAGATGCACAGTCATACCATAAACGATATACAGATAATCCGTAAAAATCTAATGCACCTGTATTTGCACTAGAAGAAAGCAAATTTGCTTTTGATGTATCCATTGCACCATAAAGTGTGTTTGCTTGAATACGAACAGCATTGGCCTCTTGGCCAGAACCATCAAAAGAACCAGTTAATTTAATAACTGTATGCTCTGTGGTATCTTTTATCACTTGATATGTAAATGAATTTGACATTTGTAATCCCTGTTATTCTGCGGTTTGTTCTTCTTCTTCAGGCTTAACAATCAAGTTCAATGCAACTTCTTGTTTTTTAGCCTCAATGTGTGCAGCGATTTTATCCTGAATACCAGCATACAAAGCATCACGCATAGCGGTGCCATTATCTTGTGCTGCGTAATCTATAATTGCTCTTGCGTTTTCCATAATTTTCTCCCAATTAAATTATTTATAATATACGTTTCAATTTACTAAACACTTCTTCTTTTTTAGGTGTTGCTTTGGCTGCCTTAACATCTAATTCGTGTTGGTGTTGTGCGTTTGCTTGGTCAATTTCAGATTGGTTTTGTGACTGTTGTGCTTGTGCATCTGTCTGTACTGATGCTGCCATCTGTTGAGAAGCAATATCATTTGTTACACCAACAGGTAAACCAAGACCCATTTCTTTTTCGGATTCCATTTCGGATTCCATTTCTTTAATCTCGTCATCAGTCAAACGCAACACATTGCGTTGAATCCATGCTTGTGAGAAATAACGACCAGTATATGGGTCAACAGAAGCCAACAAAGTCAAACGATTAGTCATCAGTTCGGCTTCTTTTAATTCTTCAAAGTTATTATCTTGGATAAAATTATAATGAATGTGTTGTTTGAAGTCATCAAATTCTTCAGCAGTACAGATACCTTTAAGTACACACTGAACACGCAATGCTTGATTGAATGTATCTGAAAATTTGTTACGCAATCTGGAAACAAACTTAGAGAACTTCAACTCGTCACGGGTAATTTCAGTAGTTCTGCCTAAAGAGAAAGATTGATTTGGTTCTAAACGAGAAACTGGTACACTCAATGCACCATACAATTTCTTTTGAAAGTACTTAACATCTTCCAACTCACCAAGGTTTTGACCACCTGGTAGTGTAGTAATCTCTGTGCCTTTACCACCTTCTCTACGAGGTAACCAAAAGTCTTCCATCATTGATAGGAACTTACGGTCATCACGGACTTCACCAGTGTTAGCATCATAGACAAGTTTGTTTTTATACTTGACCATAATGTCACGGAGGTATTGTTCTGCTTTTAATTTTGGTAAGTTACCAACATCAATATAGAAAATACGGCGTTCAGGTGCTCTAGATATACGATAGATAACTGTTGCATCTTCAATCATACGCAACTGATTCAAAGGCTTAATTGCTTTGTGTAAGTATGATAGTACAACGGCACGGCGTGCGTCCATCAAACCAGAAACAACTGATATGATAGAGTCAGTAGTGATACGAACACCAACTGGACCATAGTTAGAAGAAGAACCTGATACTACCTTGTCGTTGTAGAGGTAGTATTCATTGACTGTGTTAACCAAATCAACACCAGTTCTTTCATCTTTTTGTTTTTTAATCTCACGCACTTTACGCAGTTTGCGTGGATCAATGTATCGCAATTCTTTAATACCAGCAGTTGGGTTTGTTTTGTCTATAATCATGTGGTAGTACAAACGACCATCAATATAGTATCTACGGAAAATATCTTGTGCCATATTTCCATAATTCAATAGACTCAAAACATTTTGAAATTCTGCTTTGATTGCTTTTTTAATTTTTTCTGGTTGTTCCAGATTATCTAAGACGATTTCTGTAATTTTACCGTCATCGTCTTGTACGATTGCTTCATTAACAATATCATCTATTGCAGATTCAATTTCAGGTTGCATAGCCATTTCACGGTATCGAGAGATAAGTTCTACCTCGTTCTTTGCAGTACCGTCTAAATCAACATATGTTCCATAATATGCAGCAGATTGTATTGTTAATGCGCCGTCATCAGAAGTTGGAGGCGAAAAAGATTGCTGAACGGATTTCTCCTGTTCAGTCTCATCACGGGATATAGTAAATCCGAAAAGCGAAAATTTATTTGTATTTGCCATATTTGTTTTTCATTTCAAAGTCAATAAAACATAAAGGAGGGCCGAAGCCCTCCACATAAAAAATCAAGTAGTTGTGTTTGTTTCCCAGAATTGGTAGGCAAATGTAACTGAAAATTCTTCAATTGCATCGTTAGAACCCCAATCTAAATCAATTGGTGCCAAATCAATAGGGAACATACCAACAAACTTATATTTCTTTAAACTTTCACCAGTCTTACCGTATTGTGTAACTTCAGCATCAACTGAATAGTTTGATGGACGAGCTGCACCGGTACTACGAATATTTGAATTGTGACTGTTGATAGAATTCATCCAATTTTCTAGTGCATTTCTAATAACGAAATCTTCGTCATTGATAATTTGCAATGTCCAATCGGCAAATGTTCTATTACCAGCAAACTTCATTTCACGACCAAAGTAATAAACTGGCACAGTTCCAATAGTTGAACCTGGCAATTGTGCAGTTTTAGCCATGAATGTTACTTTTTGTCCAGCTGCTGTTCCGTTTTGCACAATAGATGGAAAAATTAAAGAAACAGAGAATAGGTTAGGACGGGCTCCGTCTCCAACCATATTTGCTCTAAATTCTGTTACATTAAATGCCATTATTTTCTCCTGTTATAGTTTTATTTATTAAGCTGCACCAACGACAGTCACGAAGTCAACGCCGGTAGCAACAGCAACAAAGTTCAACTGAATGAAGTTAACAGAACGGGCAGGTTTAATATAGATATCACCAACAAATTGGTTACCATCAATAACTTGCTGTGTATTGTTTGTGTTATCACAAACAACTTTAAAGTCTGTTATACCACGGCGACCTTGAATATCACGCAAGAACGGTGTTACAAGTGCCACAAATTGTGCTCTTGTGAATTCATCATTCAATTCAAACAATGAGAACTTAGCAGCCTGTTCAATTGCTTTCTCTAGTGTGATAAACAATCTGCGAACATTGATACGGTCAAATGCAGAAGGTTTGTTAACCAATGTTTTGTCACCGAATAGAACAATACCTTGGCCAGGGAATGATACAACAGAATTTACACCAGCTGCATACAATGAATCTCTATCTGTTTTAGATGGATTCCATGCAAGTTTGATTGCATTTTTAATTTGGCCACGATTGAAACCTGCTGGTGAGAACCATGGGTCACGCACAGTATCTGTTGTAACACATAGACCAGCAATATCAGCATTCAATGGTACCCAACGATATGCATTGTTGTACTTGTCAAATTGATATTTCCAACCAGAGTCGGCAACAACATAATCACTAGAACGAGCTAGTGTTGCTAACCAGTTTGTGATATTGTCTGATTCTGAACCTGCTTGATTAACAACATCAGATTGACGAGGAGAAATGAATGCCACACAATCTTTACGAACATTAACGATATTGTCAATTACATATTGTTGAACTGTAGCGTTTGCATCACCAGTTATCACTAATGAAATGTCGGTAGAATCTTTATTATTGAATAGGTCCCAACAATCTGTCAAGTCACCATTTGTTGGGCTTGAATCTACAGCATCACTCAAAGAAACAGTGATGTTTGATCCTGGTCTTCCAAACTCAACACCAGCTGCAAGTGAACCCCAAGTATCAGATGTATCTGCATAAGAAATTGGGTCTACTGCATAGATGTACTTTGAGTTATTGAAAATAACTTGTTTGTAGTAATTTGATGTTCCATTGATTTGTGCGTCAGCTGCAGCAGAAACGAAAGCGAAAGTTTCTAGAACAGTACCAGCAGAACCAGTAAACAAACCACCACGGTCAATAACTACAATATGCATTTCATCGTTTGAACCGTCAGCACTTGAAACATAATCAGAAGTACCAGGAGCACTTGTGAAATATCCTTTGTAACTCCAGCTAGAAAAATAAGATGGGTTTGCACAAACAGAAACATCAAGAGAGTTGCCTAAAGTGCCTGGATATCTTGCAATAAACGAACCATAATCATTTCCGTTATCACCATTTAAATATGTGTAACTGAAATCATCTTCATTTTTAACCAATACTGCAGCTAAATGACCTGCGTTCAGAGCAGCAGAACCTACAGCACGAGCAATTTGTAAGTTGTTTGCATATGCTAAAAAGTTGGATGCTGTAAGAAAAGATACCGCTGTAGTGTTATCTGGTTTGCCAAATGTTGATGATAAAGATAGTTCGTTGTCAATAGTTTTAATTTTTGCGGCTGGACCCCATTTAAATGTTCCAGCAAAAGCACCAGCGGTAGTTTGTAGTGAAGGTACAACTGTGGTTGCATCTACTTCTGTTACAGTTACGCCTGGAGAGATTTGAAACGCCATTTTATTCTCCTTGAATTATTATGT